ATGACAGGACTCCCTCTCCGCTACACCGCTAACGATCTCGGTCGCGCTTTAGTCGCCAACATTGAACTCTGGACCGCCGGAACACCGTTCCTATCGAGTACGAATCCGGCTCCGGGACAACAACGTGCTGCGGTTCCGGCATCCGTCTGGAAGGGAAAGATCCCACAGAAACTGATTGGCTTTAAGACGAACAATACGATGCCGCCGTATCCGGTTGTTATCGTTAGTCCGCAGAAGATCGGATATGTGAATCGAGATTACGGATACTGCGAGGTAGACATCGCGTGCGCCTGCTGGTCGGATGACGCGCTTGATGGCGCGCAGAACGATACTTGGACGCTGATGCAACTGGTAGAGAACGGTATTCATACGACCGTCACGATTCCGGCTCTCGACGCTGCGGGGAACCTTGTCCACCCTGGCTTTATGCTTCACGACGAAGTAGAATTTGAAATGGGACTCGTTCCTGACCCGGAAGAAGAACTTGGCTCGGTAGCCGTTGGGCTTATTCACGTAGCTTTCGGAATAGACTGTCCGGTGCTCAACGAGGATTTCGAATCTCCGGCTATTCCGCCCGTTACCGTCAACGGACCTAGTTTTGATATCGGGAACTGTTAAGACTTCGCCTTGTTGAAGTCGTTCGCGATGACTTCCGCCGCGTGGATCGCTCGTTCGGTAAAGGTCTTTTGAGCGACATCCTCGATCTGCTTATTCAATCGCTGGCCCGAAACCATCGCCGGAACCGAGAGACCCATTAGCTTCTTGAGCGGAAAACGTTTCTTGCTGGTCCTCACGAAAATATTTCCGCCGTATTGAGCGATGTTGAACGCTGAGCCTATCGTTGTCCGTTGACCTTTTACTTCTTGAATGGTTACCGGAAGTTTCGAGCCCGATTGGAATCGTAAGAGCGGGAACTTCGTACCCCGATAGTTTAGGAACGCCGAGAGACGGCTGGGCGAAGCTCGAACGATCGTTACCGTACTCGAGATCTCCTTTGCTTTAACGTTATACGAAGCGCGGACCGTCCTTGAAATAAGCGTACGAGCCTTCGTAGCGGCTTCGTTGGTCGCCCGGGCTAAAGCCTTCGGTACGCCCTTTGGAACGCCCGCTAGGAGCTTCTCGACGCGCTGAAGGTCTTTCGTATCGAGGCTTATGTTCATTGGGTAACTGGATAGTTGAGCCGTAGCGTGATAATGCCCGCGAACTCGTGCGACTTTTCGACGTTGAGCTTTTGTTCTCGCGGAGAGAAGAGATAAGAGCCCGGAGGAATGGGCTCCTCGAATGGAAGCTGGCATCGCTCGACGACGCACGTCACATCGTAAAGGCTAAGTTGAGAGTCGAGAATATTCCGGAGCTTAACGATTCCTTCTTCGTTGTGAATCCAAAGACAACGGATCTTGCAATAAGTTAGTTCCGGAGATCCGTCCGGTAAGGTTAACCCGCTCGCGAACCAGATTTCGCGGAACTCGCCGGAGACCGTCGTTAAGACGCGGTGACCCGCTGAGAGATTGCGGTGGAAGAGAGTCTCCATCGCTTAGAAATACCGCCCGGAAAACAAATCAGGCGCAGCCTTGCGAGCCGCGCCTGGTTTGAACCTACTTAGCAATCACACTAAGAAGTAAAGATGATAGCCGCTTCCGGTAGCCCTTGTTCGTAGCCGTAAACGCTCTCCCAAACCTCTTGGTCTTGGCCAAGCGAACGGTTGTACCAGCGACGGAATGTTACCGTGAAGCCTTCTGCCGTGGTAAGCGTATCGACCATATAATAGTCAGCCGACTCGGAGATGATTAACGGACGCATTGCGACCGCAAGCGCATCGGACCGAACCGCGAAACCGTACTGGACATTCGACGGTAGGATCGTGCTCTTAATGACGTCGAAGCCCAAAACTTTCGGAATGACGCCCGTCTTGATAGGTTCGGCAGAACCGTACTCGAGATATTTCAAAATCTGAGGATCAGAAATCAAGGAAGCGTACTGCGAAGGCGGAACGATCAAAGTACGATCGTTCTCTGGCCACTGCAGATTGTCTGCTTGTTCGCCGATCTCGATAACTTTGGCGACATTTAGTGATCCGCTCGAAGCGAAACCGTTCGGATACTGCCCGGAATTGGTTCCGTAAACGAAACCGCTTACGACATCTTGGAAAACTGCCTTACCAAGTTGGAATCCTTTTTGCGTACCGAATTTCTCCAGTTGCAATTGAGGAAAATTGGTGATCTGCGTGTCGGTTAGATATGCCGTAACTACCTCATGTTTATTTAAGGTAATTTCCACCGACTGAGCGGTGGAATCTTGCATCGTATATCCGACTCCATCCTCAAAACTAAAGGCTGCGCTTTGCGCCGGAACGAACAACGCCTGAACGGTCGTACCCTTTTCGGAAGGCTTCGGCGAACAATCTAAAGAGAAAGCGCGTAACGGAGCGATCGTTGCAACGTAGGAATTGAACACCGTGTCGCAAAGAATCGTGTAGTTTAAATTAGTGAACGTATTTGCCATAAAAATCGATTACGAAGGTTAATTACCCGCGAACTTCCTCCTTCAACTCACTTGCGTGCTTGCGATAGAATTGGAGCCGCTCGTTTGGCGTCTTGAGTGCTTCGAACTGTTGCTTCAGGGTCGGCGTACTGTCGGTCGAGGTCTTAACGCGCTTATCGGCCTTAACTCCGGTCGCTGCGAGCTTGCGAGCCGCGAGCTTACTAGCGCTGGTCGACTTCGATTCGAGTTCGGCGATCTTTTCTTTAGCGGCAGCAAGTTCGGCTTTAAGCGCCGACATATCGTCGCTGTCCTCGGACTCTGCATCTTCCGCGTTTTCCTCATCGTCGTCTGCGCCCTCGGAGTCTTCATCCGCGCCATTGTCGGAGTCGTCTCCGCTATCGGCCATCTTTGCGATCGCATCGGAAAGCTTAGCAAACCCTTCTTCTAAGACGCCTATGCGGCTAGCCAAATCGTTATCGCCATCTCCGTCGGCGCTGTCTAGCGCGACTTTAGCGGCTTCTGCTGCTTCTTTACTCATACGTGTTCTGTCCTTAAATACTTTCGAGCTAAACAATCCGTTTCGGTTCGCCGCGGGATCGGAGACGAGATCGACGCTCCAAAGATGGTTCACTCGTAGATAGTTCTCTCCATCGACAGCCTCGTTAGGTCCGTCGCAAGAGATAGAAAGTCCGAAAGCGTTTGGGTTAGTCTCGATAAGTTCGCATAAATAGCCGAACCAAGGAGACATCTTTAAGAGCTTTAAATCCGCGCGAACGTGGTCACCATCGATCTTGAAATTGGTTAGGAAGCCGACGACATCTTTTAAGTCACTATCGTGCTGGATGTGCACCTTAACGCCGTCCGGATGCGCTTTCGCGGCTTTCACAACCAAACCTAACGTCGTTTGATCTACGTTAGTATCGTGGCCGAGAGCGGGACCGACTTGAATTACCGAGACGCCCTTCGCCAGGCCTGTAGCCTTATCAAAATTTTTAGTAGCGGCGAATACCGAGAAAGTTCTCATCTAGCGATTAATTACTTGCGAGAGTTTCTCCGCGAGTTCCTCCGTCTCGGAACCCCAACCTAAATAAGGTCCGACTAATTGCCTTAAAGCTTCGTGGTTTACTGGAGTCTTCTGCGCGTTAGAGGCGGGAGCGTTAGGAGCCGGAGCAACAGCAGGCGGTTCCTTAGCCGCTCCGTCTGCGCTCGGTACAGTCGGATTAGCGAAAAGCGCCAAGAGTTCGTTGCGATCGATCTTAATGCCGTACTTTTCTTCTGCCTCTTTTGCCTTTAGTTCGCGTAAGACGACCTCGTTAATTCGCTCGTCCAAGTGAAACTCTAACTCCTTGCCTTCTTCCGCAAGGATTCCGGAAAGGTTTAGAATACCAAGTTTGAAGTTCTCCGCCCGCGCGTGTTCGTCGCGACCGGCATCTACAGTGATCTCTGGCGGATAGGTGAACGACCAGTTATCCCAATCATCATTTTCCGGCAGTTCGCCGAGCCCGATTAACTTGGCGACGGAATACTTGATGATGCGCTTAGCGACCGGTAAGAAAAGCCGTTGACGCGTCTCGACCGCTCGTTGCGCTTGTCCGACGACCAGCCGGACGCTTGCTCCACCGAGCTTTTCCGGATTCCAGCACAACTCAAACGGCCACGGAACACCGACGCAGTATTCTCGCGTTAGTCGATCTAAGAAATCGGTCCATTCCTTACTCGGACGCTCGGACTTAAAAGCTTCAAGTTTCGAGCCCGTGTTGCTCTTCAGAAATTTGTAAACTCCGCCAAGGACCTCTTGCGTCTGAATCGGCGGGAGCGTGTGTGCTGGCACTGGCCCGTCTGGGGTTTGAATCGGATCCCACGACGCTTCCCAATTAGCGCTTTGGATCGCGCCTTCGATGTTGTTCGAAGCTCCTTCCGGATTTGTTTCGACTAAGCCGATGTGGCTCGCCAGCATTAAAGCTTGCTGCTCGTAAGTCTTCGACACCATCATGTCTTCGAGCGAATTCAGCGCAAAAGAAGCGAGAGGAATTCCGCGAGGAAAGCCGTTAATCTCCGGATCGAAAACGAGGATTGCTTCATCCGTACTAACAACCATATCCTCTTCGGCTCGGTGACCTAAAATCTGGTATGCAACGGGAGTATCTTGAAAGGTGATAACTCCATGATGCATCTCGCAGCCTTTGTACTCTCCTTCCGTCAAGACGGAATCATTAGTGCGTTGTCCGACGCGATGCGCCGGAATGTACTGTACCTGCGGGAGACCGTTCTCGTCCTCGGTAAAAATCACAAGAATGTCTCCGTCACGGTCCATGTCGTTATTGGCTAACGCGAGACCCTTTTGAAAACCGTACATCGGACCGCGAACATCGATGTTAGGTAAAATGTCCGACTCTAGTAGATTCGTAGCTATCTTACCCCATTCCTTATCGACTCCGGTAAACATCGGTCGCCATCCGTTAGCTCCGAAAGCGTACTTTGTTCTTGAGACAATCGGAGCCCGAATAACTCCAAGGTTAGCGTACAGCTTCCGACTATTCGATCGGAGACGCATTAAGTCGTAGTTGGAAACTTGAAACTTAGCGTCGGTCGACCAGTAACCAAGGAACGGACGTTGATGCGTCGTTATCGCCGAGTCATAGAGACCGCTAAACTTCCGCCGAGCTTTAGGGGCTGCGGCTTGTCTGCGAGGGAAAATCTTATCAAACCAAGTTGCCATAAATTAAAAGCCGAGCCAGAAACGACCGTAACGCGGGCGGATCTCCGTCGACGGCGGAGTCTTTAACCAATTCTGTATCTGCGCGGTCGTGTAGACCTGGAGAATGATTAGCGCTCGGGCGAGTAAGTTGTGGATCTCTTCCGGAGACATATTCGCCGGAACCTGAAAGCTAGTAGAGCGACCACCTTCGCTCGCACTGCTAATGTAACGACCGTCTAACGACAAAACCTCATCGAGCTTGGCGCTAACTAGAGCTTGTAAGCCCGGAACGTCATTTAGGAATTGCGCGCATATGCTGCGGATTAAAAGCTCTCTCGTCATGCTGCTACTGGAGAATTACTCTCGGAGACGACTTCCGGTTGGAATGGGAATACGACCCGCTTGCTGATTAGCGCCGCGGCTACCGCCATCGCCATACAATCCCAGGCGTGATTATCGCGGCCATCGGAAATTGGTTTCCACCGAAAAGTTACGGCTCCGGTAGTCTTCGAAATTATCTTTTGCTTAACTTCGGCGGACATCTGATCGGAGAAGCGGCTATCGAAGTCGTCGGGGATCTCGATCTTAGTACGAATTGCATGGAGCAAATCTTTAATGCTTTCCGAAGACCAGAGGATACGGGAGCACTTACCGTTGTTAATCGCCACTTGGGACGGAACCGAGTAAAAGCGTTTAACCGACTTTCCTTTGATGGTGTGCGTATAATCCGCAGCCTTATCTCCCATCAAGGCGCACGTACCATTCTGCGCGCAATATTGATAGACCGTTCGAGTTTGATTACCATCGCGAGCGTCCAGAAAGACGCAAATCTTCGGGGTATGGTACCGCATCGCGATCTCTTTAATCTTTCCCCAATCCTTGTGCTCGTCGTAGTGTAGAATTCTACAGCCGCCATCCGCTCTCCAAGCGATAACGCAGATCCAGAGATGGTCTTGTTGTACATCGACCGTCTGGCATCGAAAGACTTCGCCCTCGATCTTCTCGCCGTTTTCGTAGTCGCCGGTTTTAAATCCACCAGTCTTTATCTCCGGAAGCTGATAACTCGCGGTATCGATCTTGTATGGACGGGCTTCTCGCTTTTGCTGCCATTGGCGGAACTTAACGTCGTTGCCAGCCTTTCTAGCTTCGTTCGCTTCGACGAACTCGATAGCAATATCTCCCCAACGAACCCAAGGAATCCCGAGCACGTGCGCGTGTAGAGCCAAGCGACCGGGCATTGGATTACAATCTGCAACCGGCAGGTACCGTGCTGTAAGCGCTAATTGTTTTCGGGAATGTTCGTTATCCGGATAGTGCGCGGGACAAGTCGGACACTGCATATAGCAGGTCTCGGCGATACGCGTCCATCTCCAGCCCATCTCGTCGCGAGCGTCCGGAGACCACTTAACGTCTTTAAATTCGTACGGGTGAAAGTTTCCGCACGCTTCGCAGCGCCAAGAGTATTCGTGCAGCGCTCCGGTCTTATGGATCTCGTCGAACTCGTCGCCGACGAGACCTGCCTGTCCGGTAATAAAGACAACGCCATTCGCGCGGTCGTGCGTTCTCCGTAAAGCCTCGCCGACCATTCCCGCTTTATACATCCAGGCTTCATCGAGGAAGACGTAACGCAGCGATTTCGATTGCAGCGTCGTCAAGTTAGCACCGCCGATGTAGACCTCAAGATGCGGAAAACTGATCTGCGCTTTCTTAATCGAGTATCGATCGTTCGGTAAGAGCGCGTGAACCGGCTCGACCGCTCTTAGCGTCGGTAATAGCCGATCGTCGGAGAAGCTCGCCGAGTCGGCATCCGATTGCGTAGCGATACCAATATCGCCCGGAGCCACCGCGACGCCATAGCTCACCGCGGTTTCGATCAGCGTGGACTTACCGAATCCGGTCGGCGCCATTAGTGAGATAATGCGCCACTTACCGGATGCGAATTGCTCGAGGGGGAAATTGATGTGCGGAGCGTTGGCGCGGTCGAAGGTTGGGAATCTATCCGACTTCGGGTAACGCATATACTGCGTCGCCCAGCCGAGAATATCGACCGAACTCGAGCCCGCGGTAAGGCTCTCGATGTGCCTCAAGAGCGCACGGCGTTGGTGCCGGTCTGGAGCTTTTAGGTCGGCTAAGAGGGTGTCGCTCATGAATCGTAGCCGACCCAGTCGTGGATCTGTCCCCGTTCTTGGTTGGCTTCTATTTCTAAAATCTGATTCCAGGGATCGAAGTCGATTTTGAATCCAGGATACCGGGAGGCTAAATCAGCCTTAAAACGTTCTAGGTTATTAAGAGTTGCGGGAACGTCTCCCCATAACTCCACAATCTCTTTAGCTATTTCCAATTCCCTCACGAATCGTAGCCCTCCAATTCGTGCAAAGACTCTCGCTCGAATAAGAACAAAGAGAGGGGCACCCGGAGCGAAACAGAATTAGAATAAAAAGCCCGAATCGACATCGTAAGCGTGAGCGTTCGCTCGTCTACTGACGTGACGTACTCCACGACGAAATTCGTGGGCGTAAAGTCCATAGGAAAATTGGGATGCGTGTCTTGCGCATACTTCAGAAGCCGCTCTTTCGCGTCTCCAGAGTTAGGGTCTATCTCTAAACGCGTACTCACGAATCGTAGCCCTCCGTGTCGTGGATGTGCTCGCGGTCCATTGTCCGGAAGTATTCCTCCAACTCGCGCGGGAATACGTGGACTTGTGTTTGATGTTCTTCTTCTTCCCCCTTTTTAAGAACAAAGGTTATCTGCATTAGATCCGGGCTATGATTAATGCTCGCTATCGAGATCGAAATCACACCACGAAGCTGACCGTTGAATTTACTTCTGAACCGAAACTCAGGAAATCGAATGGCCCCGCAGATGTCGAATAATTCGAGGGGGGTTACATAGTGACCGCAAATTTGTACTATGTCGCTTTGGGTAATCATACTCCCGCCTCCTCTTTCCCCGCGACGAACTCTTGCGCGGTCCGATAGATCTCGGCTAAGCCTGCATCGACGATTCCGGCTAACCGGTTTTGTTCGTCCGGATTCTGGCCGGATTGCGGAATGCGCTTAAGCGCGGTAATGGCGGACGCGAGCGCTTTGGAGACTAGGGCTTTGGCGTCGTCGATCGAAATGAGTTGGCCGCGAGCCTTCTGTAGTTTTACTAAGTCGTTCTCGGCTTTGGCTAGCGCGGTAACGATTTGTTTTTGTTCTCCGCGAAGGTCGGCGAGTTGATTCGACAACTTCTTTTGTTCGTCGTTGTCGCTGATCTTTTGTAGCTCCGCGGTTACCTCGTTAATCCGCGCGGAAACCGCTCTCTCGCTTCCCTGTAGCCGCGATACCGCGTCGGCTAACGTACTATCGCCTTCGACGGGTAAAACAAGCGCTGCGGTTCGCGGAGCGCCTTTGGAGCGGACTCCGGGTTTTCCGCGTACTTGGTGCTCTTCTAACCACTTCCGCGCATCTTCGACGGAAGTAGTCGGCATCCCTTTGCCGATAAGCTTATTAGTGTACGCTTTCTGGAATCCGAGAGCGTCTTGCAATTGTTGGCGAGTCATCGACTGCTTAATAACTACTGTTTAGGCAGCCGATTAGAGCGGAGCCGCTAAGAGCGACGGCATACGCTATTCTACGTATATACCACCGCAAATTCGCCGTGCTATCGTTCGCCCACTTTCAACAACTCCCAAAAACGCAGATATGAACAAAAAACTCCCGAAAATAGTACAAAGAAGAAGTTTGAAGTTATTTTTAGCACTTTCTTTGGCGGCCGCGTCACTTTGTGCCTCACCGTTACCCTTACGTGCGGATGACGGTGATAACTCCACACCCCAGCAACAACCAAAATGGACTGGAACGGCCACTTGCCAATGCAAACTCCCGAATGGCCAAGTTCAGAACGTAACATGTTCTTGTGACGGTGCGCTGTCCTACGACGATGCCAAGAATCAGCTGCAAATGAAAATAAATGCACAGGTCTCCGGTTTGCACGCGACTCCGGAAGGAAGTGTAAATTTCTCAATTAGCAAACAATTCTAAAGTTCCTTAGCGGGCAATCGCATACCGGCTGGCTGGTCTGGGGTGAGTCTTAAAGAGCCGAAACTAAAACGCCATACGTTTTTTAATTTCGGGGCTTCAGCGCGCCCGCACCTTTGTGAAATCGCAAAATAGATTCCTTGCCGGGGGTAGGTCGCGAGCGTTTACTGCGATGCACGAGGATAAATACTTAGCGGGTGCAAGAGACCAATCCGACGCTGGCTAAAAATCCCTCGGCGAAGACCAAATCCTGAGCGCAATCTACACAGACTTCGGATTCAATATCGCGGTCGTATGCGACTAAGACGCTATCGATCTCGCAAAGACCGCATATCCCTTCGTGTTGTTTAATTTCCTGTACTTTACTTCGCATATGAAGAACCGAGAGCCGGAGCTTACGCCCCGGCTCCCGTACTATGACTCGCTTGTTAATTACCCGTGATCTGACAACGAAAAAGCCGCGTCCCCTTACTGCCTAAAGACGCGGCTTTTATGATGTTCGAGTTATTGAGCTACTTTAGTAGAACGGCGAGCTTCACTCTACCACCGCGTCATTCACCTTTTCCACAACGGGGATTAGGATTTGGGCTTCTTTCCATCGATAAACCGCACCATCAGAACCTCGGAAATCTCTTGGCAATTTGAGTTCGGAACCCGGGTTCATACTAAGCTGGAAAAGCTTTCTGTAGATCGCTTGCGAAGCTTCTCGAGCGCGATCCGCTTCGTCTTTTAGTTCCCTTAGTTCGTCGCCCGTGAGGTCTTGGATTTTCTTGGAGAGGTCAACCATAAGAACGATATGCTGCCTCCAGAATTGCCTCGCCGTCAATACGCCAAAATGCGTACGCCGTTAACTGTTCGATTGCGAACGACTTGCGATGATCTCCGCGCGTCGGATCGCGATTAATCGGTGACCGAGCGCGATAAGCGCGTCTAGTTGCTCCGGACTCGCCTGTTGGCCGTTGCCCTCACGGAAGTGCGTAAGTTGTTCGAGCAGTTCGGTTAGGAAGTTAAGCTCGATTTGTTCGTCACGAGTCATAGCCGACGATCTCGTGGATCTCTTCGCGTTCGGGCGGAAGTAGTCCTAAGCCGCGAGCGACTTCGCGATTGATTGCTTCGGAATAGTGGAATCGATGCGCATCATCTTCTGCGGACACGTAACTCTCGACATAATAGCGCAACGGATAAGGCAACCGCTCGGCTGGGATCTCGCGACCGTCGATCGACAGGAAAGCGAAGAGATTGTCGGTTAAGTTGGGCATTCTTCGTCTGGAGCGAAACCTCCCGGTTCGCAGCGGCCAGCGGCTAAGTCCGCATCGGCTTTGGCGATCATCTTCGCTACGGCTTCGGGATTCTCGCGGTGGATACGTTCAAGTTCTCGGTCGAAGTCGTCGCTTTCCATAAGGTCGAAAATCTAACCGCTAAAAACGTTGACCGCTACTTCGCGGTTAGAGCTTCGCCAGCACCGCCGATCGGAGCGAAATGATGTCCTTCCCGAGAAATCTTCGAGCGATCGACGGTGCGACTACTGCTTATAAATACGTTAGAACGGCAGCAGCACCGGGGGCGGCTAAAAAGAAGCGAGCCGGATGCGCTCCTTAAACACATCCGGCTCTGTATGGTTTGCCGTATCTTCGAAAATCGTCCCGATGGGACGAACGCGAATAAATACCCGTTAGCGTCCGCGATCGTCTTGCGGTTGGTCTAGGATAATGGTCTCGCCGGTTTCTTCGTTTACGATCTCGAGGTAAGATGAGGGGTTAGGCACAGTCCTACTGCAAAGCGATAAAGTCTTTCTCTAAGCCACAAAGAATTCGCCCATTACCAAGTCGAACACTCAGCCAATAGCTCCGAGCTAGGCTGGTGGGTAAGACCTTGGTAACCACTCCCCGCTGGGGTAGCGGGATTAGGCCGCTCCAGCTTTTCGGTGCGAGCCGAATACTATCTCCGATGGTAAACTTAGGTTTTAAGAACATAGTAACGTTATAGAACGCCTAATGCTAGGTAGTTAGAGGACATCTCCAGCGCTTTTTCCGAGATGTTCGCGCGATTCCGCGATTCCGCGATTCGTTTTAGGTGTTCCCGTTTTCTACCGTAGAGATACCGTATATCCTTCTTTTTTATTGAATTCTTTAGATATAGAAAAAGGAATCGCGAATCGCGCTTTTCCTCTAGCGATTCCCCTTTTTAGGAATCGCGCACGGCTTCTAGGAATCGCGGAATCGCGCATTTTTGTAGTTTTGGTCCCGCGATTCCTCCTCCTAACTTCCGCGATTCCTCGCCTGCCTTGCCAGGTCGGAGCTAAAGTCGTACACATAGTACGTGGGACGAAGCTCCCGCCGCTTAATCGAGAAGCCGTCCTTCTGCATCCACACGTCGTTTTCCACGCCCTGCAACCATTTCCGAATTACACCCGCGGTCGCTTTACTGTTTCGTAAACAGGGAAACTCATTTATCCGATCTCGCGACGGATTATCTTTATTCCTTAGCCGATCATAGACATCGCCGGAGGTTAGTCCGCTTACCTCCAGCTTTACGCCATTATCGCTGTAGAAAACTGCGGCTCTTATTATTTCTTCCACTTCCAATTCTTGGTCTACTAGGCTCGGAGCCGCTAATTGGGAGGTATAAATCGGGTTGCTATACCGGACTCCGTAGCGAGGATCGGCCACCGATTCCGGAATCGAGTAAGAGTTGACGAGCCAATGCAAGAAGTAAGGTAGCTGCGACCGCATCAACGCTTCCCACGCATCGTATTCCAATCCCCCAGGTCCATCCGGTCGATACTTTCCCGCATCTTCGAAATTTAGGATAAGCGTTTTTTCGAGCGTACCCGATTCCATACCTTGAATAATCGCTAGCGCGGTGGGATCTGGGTTGAGCGATATCGTTAGTCGACGGAAAGTCGGTAAGTTTATTTCCTTTTTACCTTTGGCGTGACAGCCTTGCCAAACATTGGCTACGCAGGCTTTCATAGTGCCTAGAAAGGAGTCGCGCTCCTCTTTAGTGCCCTTGTGCCCTGGATCGGACAGCATCCAATGCTCGTTCTCGCAAAGTTGCTCGTTAAAAGATGTCTGTCCTTTAAACGACAGCTTGGGATCAGCCATTCGACCCGCCAGCGCAGCGGTGATTAAGTGCTGTAACGAGGTTTTACCCTTTCCGGATTCCCCGATTAGGATTAGCGCATTACCGTGCTTCCAATTCGGCGGACGACTATACCGCAAGGTTACCACCGCCTGCTTTAGCCAGCCCAGGAACGCATTGAGCTGATCGACGTCCTTAAATGCGTTTTGCAAGAAATTGTAGAGGTCTTTAAAATCGTCTTTGCTCCCCTCTTTTAATTCGACTAAAACCGCCCCTTTGGTTACGAGAACTTTGTTATTACCTATATGGTATTCCCCGGGCGAAACGTAACCCGCGATTTCCTGTGCAAAATCGACGAGATTGGTTTGGAACATTCGCTCCATCTCGTAGTCGGCGGTACTAAGTCCTGTCTCTTCATTCCGAAGTATAGAGATCCCTTTGGTCCCTAGATACGTCCTGACCTCCCCATCCTTTTTATAGGCCCAGTCGCCTTCCTCGCGCTTGCAATACCACTTACCGTCTCGAGTCCGACGCAAGTTTGCTTTAGCCTGCTCTATGGTCGAAGAGGCGGGAGCTTCCGTTCTCGCTCGCCACTGTTTTTCCTCCGTCCGCGAAATCGCCAGCTGCTTCGCCTCGTCGCGCCGATCTTCCATCTCCGCCGCGCTCTTAGCGCCTTTAGGTCGAGCAGCCGACAAGGCGGTCTCACCATTACTAGTCTCTACGGGGACAGCCGTAGAGCCGTTCATTTTAGCGACAACCTGTCCGTTGTCGGCTGCTCTATTTGACATAAAAATTAATGGCTTCCGCCCGTATAAAATTTTCGGTTCGCACGGCGGTCTGCCGTAGCGTTGATTAGGTCATCCTCGCTGATTACCCGGTCTCTTTTCGCGGCATCGATTTCGAGAGGCGTCCGAGAGCGCCAATTCCAGCCGCGCGGGAAAAATAGCTCGCTCTCGGCGAGGGTTACTACCGGCTCAGAAACTAACCACTCGTAGCCTTTGCCACTCGGATGCATCCCGAAAATCGTAGTCTTTTGGCCCCCACCTTTGCGGTATTCCCCGATGTCGAAGGTTCCTGTAATCGAGTTGGCCTTAAGTCCGTGTTTCTTGGCCAGACGCTCGGTTACGTGTATTACGACCGTCTCGGCGACATAGCGTCCCACTAACCGGAACCAGAAATTACATCCCACACCGGAACCCGTAGTCCGAAGAGTACCCAGCAAACGCTCGTTAATCTCAAGGAAGGGCTCGACTACCGAATCGTGATCGATATCGAGCGTGACGATATTACCGCTATCTGGCCCGACTTTTACCGCCAAGTTCCCACCTTCCAAAACGCTCTCTTTGATCTTCTCCCAATAGTTAGCTGGGAGATTCTCTCTAGTAAGATGGCTGGCCACCGAGCGAATGCCGTAGCGCGGGCATTTCGTCCCGAGATCGTCCGGAACTAGGATAAGCTCCTCGCCAAGCATCTCGTATATCGGCCCCAGGACCTTATCGATGGCGGAGTCCAAGTACTCTTCCCGCTCCGCTTTACCCGAAGGAGAACTCCTCAATTTCGCCAGGTAACCCGCTAACGTTTCCGGACGTCTCGCGTTCTCCTGTCGCAATCTATGGCGCTCGAGTAGCCGCTCGCCGGGTGTCATACGCTTACTTATTCTCCCGCTGTTGCTGTTCTAACCAGATCTCTAGCTCTACCGGATCGATCCGTAGCGCCTTACTGGTTATTCGCTTAGCCGGTAGTCCGCGCTCCCTAATCCAGTCCTTTACGGTTTGCCGGGTAACGCCCAGGTAGTGGGCCGCTTCGTCGGTCTTGAGTAATCGTGTCTTATCTAACATTACCAATACATACCGATAGAACGGCAAATCGTCGGATACCTGACTCTGCAAGTAGTTACTCGCGTGATATTCGAGTACCAACACCGCCGCTTTGACGTCCGCCGAGACTACATCGTCGATTGCACCGACTTTCGTAACCGAACCACCATCGGTTACTTCGAGCCGGAAGACTGGACGCGCTTGGTGGGCAACGTCCGTCTCCCTAGCGTCTTCTCCGAGCACACACCGTTTCGTCCTACTTACCACTCCGAGGACCGGACGAATCTCGCGGAACTCTTTACCGCTACTGAGCGTTGCGAGATCCACGAGATCGTCGGTTATGACGGTTAAGTTCCCGCGTAGTCACCACCAAATGCGTGGACCAGACCACGGACCTTTGACTCCAAGGTTAGGCGGGATGAGACTTCTTCGGCTTCAGCGCGATCGATGTGGACGATCGGCGGATAAAGCGGAAACGGGAACAGGTCGTGTTCTTGAGCGGTCCCTTCGTCATCGAAGACCTGGCCGTCGAGATCAAAGCACGCTTTAACAGCGTTAACGAACTCTTCAGCCTTTTGGCGAGACGGGAATTGATCGAATATTAGCGACATAGGTCGGTTAGCCGGTTACGGGTTGATAGGTGTAGATTCGGAGACTTCCCTTTGAGCTGGCGACCAATCGACCCGTGAGGCCGATTAGTTCCTTCTCGCTCTCCCAACGATCGAGGTCGATACCGATTGAGGCCAGGAAAGCGGCGAACTTCCAAAGCATGTTGGGACTATCGGGAAAGCGGTCCGACGTAAGAATCGACTCGTTGCAGAGAAGATTAACGTAGAGATAACCGTATTTTCGCTCCGAATCGTGCTCTAAGCGCGACTCCACGACTTTGAAGGTGTACTCGCCTTCGTCTAAGATTCGGCAGCGCTCCGAAGCGATCCGCTTATCGGCTTTTGCGAGTCGTGCCTTTATCATCTCGAGTCGTGATGACGACTTCGAGGTATCCTGAGAATTGCCCTCAGGTGGGCTCTGATGATCTTCCCCATCAGCAGGGCATGCATTCACTGGCATATGCATATCCCTTTCGCCAGTTTTAGAATCTCCTAACTGACTCGCTTATTGGCAGTTACGCCGAGATTGCCAAAATATCCGACGTCAGATATTTTGCCGAAGATGGGACGCTATCGACGAGGGGCGGTTAAGCTGACCTGCCGAGTCTTACCCGGAGCGCTAAAGAAGCTCCGGGTTGAGGGAGCGGACGTGCTCGGTAAGACACCAGCGATAGGCGAATTGCTGTCGGAGCTGATCCTAAGTCTCCGTGACCGGGATTGGGCGGAGCTTAAGAAAAAGGTGCGGGCTAAGTACGAGCGTGATTAA